AAGTAAATCGTTAAACTATCTGTACATTATTACTATTGTCTTTTTCAGTCTCGGTTTTTTCAACATCATCTTCGGATGGTTAGGATTCATCTGTCTGATTCTTCCTTTCGTATTGCTTTATAAAGACAAAAAAAAGACCTGGTGTCAGGGATATTGCCCAAGAGCTAGCCTTTTTCAGAAAGCTTTTCAAGGAAAATCGCTGACAAAAAAAGCTGCACCTACGTGGCTGACGAAAGGTAGGACAAAGTGGTTCGTCCTGGGCTATTTCTGCATCAATCTTTTCATCTTAACTATGTCAACCATTATGGTTTCCAGAGGGGTTCGGGAGCCGTTGGAAAGAATCAAGTTCCTTCTCATCTTCCAGATTCCGTGGAACATTCCTCAGTTATTGGATTTTGGCTCGATACCAGGCTGGATCGTGCATCTGTCCTTCAGAATCTATTCTATGATGTTCACGACGACGGTTCTGGGACTAGTTCTCGCTGGAATATTCAAGCCTAGGACATGGTGTTCGATATGTCCTGTTAATACCATTTCCGATCTTGCATTAAGCAAAATGAATACGAACTCAAATATCGAAATAAATAAAAAAGGGGTGGTATAGTGTTAGTCAAAAATAGAAAGACCATTCAGATTCTGTTTTTAGCATTGTTTATCGTGCTAATGTTAATCAATAAAGCCCAAGTGTGGATGGGTTTTATCTTTGTATCTATAATCCTTGCAACGTTCTTTGGACGTTTCTATTGTGGATTCGCTTGTCCCATAAACACTCTGATGAGGCCAGCCTCCTGGTTGGGGAAGAAGCTAGGAACTCAGAAGAAGCAGGTTCCTGACCTACTGAAATCTCAAAAACCACGTTGGATAGCTTTTGGACTATTTTTGGTAGGCCTTAGCTACACCATTTATACCATAACACAGGGTAGGAAATTCCCTCTTCCCCTGATCATAATTCCACTCGGACTTCTTACTACTTTACTCATAAATGAAAGGTCATGGCATAGGTATCTGTGTCCCTGGGGAGTGCTGTTCAGTCTGACGTCGAGGTTCTCAAAACATGGTATCAAGTCAGAAGGGTGCATCAGCTGCAAAGTGTGTGAGACACAGTGTCCTGGGGATGCCATCACAGTTGAGAAAGGGAAGGCCGCTGTTGTTGATCCAACTCATTGCTTACTTTGTTTTGACTGCCAGAAATCATGCCCAACTGATGCAATGTTCTTCCTTTAGGAGTATAGTGAGTTTGAATTTGCCATATTTGTTATCTTCTCCTTGGATAATATAAATTGAAAAAGGGTACTATAATATTTAGTTGGCAATTTGGAAAATAAATTGAGGCACACCCAAAGATAACTTAAAGTTGCTAGCGTAAACCAAACCCAAGCACCTCTATCTAAGTGCTTGGGTTTGATTCTATTTCCCATAAAGTATGAATTCTAGATATTCTTTCTTGTGTTTGTCAATGAACACCACAAGGTCGAAGTAGTCATTAGTGTATGCTTCTCGCTGGACACCATAAATATCAAACATGCTATATTTACCAGAATCCCTGATGTCCAAAATCTGGTCCCTAAGCTTGTCCGTTATGAGTCCTGGCTCAGCATAGTAGGTCGCATAGCGGCAAAAATTATAACCTTCAGATTCACAAAGCACCCCATCCTTAGCTCCTTCAGCCTTGATATAAATGCAGTGGTAGACGCCATTGGTGTCCACATACATGGCATGTAGGTTCTGCTCAATGAAAGGATAGTCGTCAAGAAGGTTATTAGCGAAGTCGTCGTACTCAGCTTGGGTAAGCTCCACTATCTCCTCGATGACAAATTGGCTGCCTTCAGAGGGCTTTGTGGCCCTCGATTTGAGCTCTGTAACATCAACTGGCTTCCTTAAGAACACTGCCTTAGCCATTGCGCTTTCCTCCCCGTATGCCTTCGTAGTTGAAGTTGCCCTTCCTTATCTCTGCATTCTCGGCCTCAACCGCCTTCTTGTAGTCCTCGTCCTTCATTTCCTTCTGCCAACATTCCATGCATATGCAGTCTGTGTTGAACATTGACATTATCCTTCCATCCTTGAGTTCCTTGTGGCACCTGTCACAGCGTGTCTGAGTGAAAAACCTGTCTCTCATCTTTCTTCCTCCAGCTCTTCCAGGGCACTATTAAGTTCCTCAAGGATGTTGCTTGCATACTTCTGAGCAGTGATATTCACCCTCGTGCCAACAATCCCCAGGTCACCTTCAACCATCTCGATTAGACCTTTCACCAGTTCAACCGCTTTGATGTTCTCAACCTTAATTCCTGTAGGGTGGAGCTTTCTGAATGTACCTTCTTCGATTAGACTCTGAAGCTCTGTCTCGCTGTACATCATCACATCCTCATCCGGTTCGCTTACATTCTCAAGAATGAAGTCGCTGCCCCATTTGCCGATGATCTTGCAGGTTCTCTTGTCATTCTTTGTGATTAGGAAATCACCCTTTTGCATACATAACCCTCCTGATTATCTTGTTATTACATATATCACTCTAAAAGCTGTATATAGCAAGTTAATCTTGAGATTTGTGTATTAGTTTAGCACCAGGATCCCGCGATCATCATAAACGCTCGTTTTTCGTTCTGAACGTAGTGAACGATCAAGAGCCATGATTGTTGCTACAGCACCATCAATTTTTTCAGTACTCTTTTCTTTATCAGGTTTGATATTTCCTGCAGGATCGGTTCTGATGAAGATATTATCCATCATCCATCGGAGTATAGGATGTCCACCATGGGCTAACTTAGTCTCTAGAGTCAGTTTCATCAGTTCTTTAGTCGGTGGTGCCATGTCTTTGAATCCTTGGCCGAAGGGGACTACAGTGAAGCCCATTCCCTCCAAGTTTTGAACCATCTGCACAGCTCCCCACCGGTCAAATGCGATTTCTTGGATGTTATACTTCTCGCCTAGTTTTTCAATGAATGATTCAATGAAGCCGTAGTGGACTACATTGCCTTCAGTGGTCTGCAGGAAACCTTGCTTTTGCCAAACATCATATGGTACATGATCTCTCCGGACTCTAAGTTCGATGTTTTCTTCTGGCATCCAGAAGTAGGGGAGAACGATGTATTTGTCGCTTTCGTCTTCCGGCGGGAATACCAAGACAAAAGCAGTAATATCTGTTGTACTTGAGAGGTCAAGCCCACCATAGCACAGACGACCTTCCAGTTCTTCGAGGTTCACTGGAAAAGAGCATTTATCCCATTTGTCCATTGGCATCCAACGTACGGCCTGTTTGACCCACTGGTTAAGTCTCAGCTGCCTGAAGCTGTTCTCTTCGGCTGGATTTTGCTTAGCGCTCTCACAGGCGGCCTTGACCTTGTCAATGCCTACAGTGATACCAAGGGATGGGTTTGCCTTTTTCCAGACCTTGGGATCTGTCCAGTCGTCTGTCTCAATAGCTCCGAAGATGACCGGATAGAAGGTCGGATCTATTTTTCTACCATCTAGTATGTCCAGAGCTTTTTGATGAATTTCGTAACAGATACTGTTTGTGTCGTTGCCGGCAGTGGTAATTAGAAAATATAAAGGCTGCATCCTTGCGTCACCGCTACCTTTGGTCATAACGTCAAAGAGCTTTCTATTTGGTTGCGTATGAAGTTCGTCAAACACGACTCCGTGGGTATTAAATCCGTGTTTATTGGAAACGTCAGCAGAGAGCACCTGATAAATACTCCCAGTTGGGAGATAGATCAGCCGTTTCTGGGAATCCAGTATCTTCACACGTTTAGAAAGTGCCGGGCATAGTCTAACCATGTCAGCCGCCACATTAAAGACGATGGAAGCTTGGTTGCGATCTGCTGCGCATCCATAAACCTCAGCCCTCTCTTCATCATCACCACAGGTGAGGAGCAAAGCCACGGCGGCAGCAAGCTCCGATTTGCCCATTTTCTTAGGTATCTCCACGTATGCAGTGTTGAACTGCCTATAACCATTTGGCTTCATTGTACCGAAAACATCACGAATGATTTGCTCCTGCCAATCTATAAGTTCAAACGGCTTTCCTGCCCATGTTCCTTTAGTATGGGATAGGCATTCGATAAAACCGACCGCATAATCCGCTTTTGCTTTATCATAATTGCTATCCTTTTTCATAAATTGGGTCGGCTTATACTTCTTAAGCTTTCGAATATGCGGTCACCTCCAATATTTTCTGAAAACAAAAGAAGCCTTGTGGCTTCCTTTGATAATATTTCAGTTTTACGTTTCTTATGATGTGATTTGTAATATCTTCATAAGTTGGTACTTAGCTAATGAACTAAGCTGTTATTCAAACTCATCTTGCTTAGCTTCACCATTCTTATAAGCGGAGCTACCAGAAAGTTTTGAAAGAAGTATCCTGCGCTCGTTCTTGTATTCAACACCGATGAAACCAAGTCTTAGTAAGAAGCATCGGAATGCGTATTTTTCATTTTCCACATTCTTTGATATTGCAGTAACTCTTTTTTGTTCCTTAGCAAGTTTGGTAAGGGAAGTGATGAAAGCTGAGTAGGCTTTGATTTCCTCAGGGCTTACCGGGAAGGCGAACCAGTGGAAGCTTACTTTATCTTCAGTAATCTCAAGGGGCAGACTCTCGACTCCCAAGGCGCTTTTAATGAGTAACTCTTTGCTTTCAATAAGCTTTTTCAGGTTATCAAGGGTAGCGTCCGTGAAGGTTGCCCTAGGGAGTTCGATCACAAGCCCATCGGGTTTATCATTATCTGGTGAAGGATTATTTCTCATCGTGCTTCCTGTAATTTCAGCTTCAAAGCCTTGTTCTACAAGCCTCTCAATAAGTAACTCCAATTGGCTTTGATCGACTTCATCATTGAATAAAAGCTCGCCGCTTCTTCCAATGGTATAGTTGCCCACCTGGAAAGCACAGGATGGGACCCCTAGGTATTTAAGAGGGGATTCTGTGATTTCACTAATGAGCTGAACTAGGCGCTTACGTTCTGTACCTTGCACATTAAAGTTGATTGTCATGATATAAACCTCCTTTTTCTTGGTAGTACATATATCACTCCAATCAAGTGTAATATCAAGTTAATTCTGTAATTTTTCAGACTTATCATCAGAGTTGATTTCCAGATCCCTGTATGCAATTCTACTTCCCTCCCGCAGGAGAAAAACCTGTGTATTTGAACCTGTTTGTTCAATGAACCTTTTTACAATAACATCACAAAATTTTTCGTCCAATTCGTTGGTGAAGCAGACACGATCAGTTTGCTCACAAGCCATCATGGTTGAGCCTGAACCCCCAAAAGGATCCAGGACAATGCACCCTGACATGCTGGAATTTATGATGGGATAAGCCATAAGAGCAACAGGCTTCATCGTTGGATGGTTCCCGTTTTTCTTTGGCTTGTCATACTCCCAGATGGTTGACTGCTTACGGTCTGAGTACCATATATGCTTTCCTTTTTTCTTCCAACCGAAGAGAACTGGCTCATGCTGCCATTGGTAAGGGGAGCGGCCTAGAACAAGACTTTGCTTTTTCCAAATGCAAGTCCCGGACAAGTAAAAACCAGCCTCCGCAAAGGCTTTCCTGAAGTTTAAGCCTTCTGTGTCAGCGTGGAAAACATAAATCGAAGCATCCTGCGCCATTACTTCCTCCATGTTCTTGAAGGCATCAAATAGGAAGGAGTAGAATGCTTCATTGCCTAAGTTATCATTTTTGATCTTACCTGCTGATCCTTCGTAGTTTACATTGTAAGGCGGGTCCGTGACCACAAGATTGGCCTTTTTGCCATCCATCAATACTCTGTAAGTTTCGGACTTCGTGCTGTCACCACAGACAAGTCTGTGCCTACCAAGAAGCCACACATCTCCAGGTTTTGTGATAGCTGGTTTTTGAAGCTCTGCATCTACATCAAAGTTGTCCTCTTCAATATCATTCTCATCGGTCATGAGTTTATTAAGTTCAGCAGGCTCAAAACCAAGTAGATCCACATTGAAATCCATGCCCTGTAGGCCTTCAATCTCGAGTCGCAAGAGTTCTTCATCCCAACCTGCATCTTCAGCATAACGATTATCGGCTATAATATACGCCTTCTTTTGAGCTTCGGTCAGGTAATCCGCAAACACACATGGCACTTCAGTGAATCCTTCTTCCTTGGCCGCAAGGAGACGTCCATGTCCAGCTATCACACTTAAATCGCGATCAACAATAATTGGGTTAACGAATCCGAACTCTCGAAGGCTCGAGCGCAACTTAGTGATCTGCGCGGGCGAGTGGGTCCTTGCGTTATTCACATAAGGTACCAGTTTCTGAATAGCAACTAACTTCATGTCACTAGTTGTCTTGCTCAAGTTTCTTCACCGCCTCTTTTAGTTCTTTTGACTTTCCGACAATCTCCCAAGGGTAAAGGCACGATGAGAAATGGCCATAGACAGCTGTTTTAAAATACCTGGGGAATCTGAGGTTCAATAGCTCAATTATCGCTGCAGGACGAAGACACCAGACCTCCATGACTGCTCGTCTCAGTATCTCATCTGAAACCTTACCAGTCCCGAAAGTATTAATGTCGACAGCTACTGGATCCGCTTTACCAATTGCGTATGCTATGTTTACCTGACATTTTTTCGCAAAGCCGCACCATACAATATGCTTAGCAATGTTCCTGGCCATGTAGGCTGCAGACCTATCAACCTTTGTGGCATCTTTCCCACAGAATGCTCCGCCGCCATGTGCAGCAAGTCCTCCATAGGTGTCTACCATAAGTTTTCTACCAGTGAGCCCCGTATCAGCATCAGGACCACCTACCACAAATCTACCTGAGGGATTGATCAACACCTCAGTCTTATCATCAAAAGGGAAATCCTCAAAGCATTTCCAAAGGACATGACTGTGGATTTCCTTGGTCAGTTCATCTAGAGACTTTGCGGAATCATGCTGTACAGAAACGATTATTGTTTTAACTCTTGTTGGTTTTCCATCCTTATACTCAATAGTTACCTGGGCTTTGCCATCTGGCTTTATACCTTTGATGAGTCCATCATGTCTAGTCTCATCTATACGCTTGGTGATTCGGTTTGCCAGAACAATAGGTAACGGCAGCATTTCTCTTGTCTCATCAGTAGCATAACCATACATGGTCCCTTGGTCACCAGCCCCTTGGGAGCTGTACCAGGATTTGTCGCCATTTCTTGATTCCAACGCATTATCCACACCATTAGCAATATCCGTGCTTTGCGTGTGCACAAGAACCAATATTCTAAACTTTAGTGGATTGTAACCAATCTTTTGAAGGGTGTTTCGGACAATCCGTTTGATATCGACTTGACCGTTACAGGTGATTTCGCCCGCTACGATAATCTTTCCCTTTGTGGCCATGACTTCACACGCCACTCTCGATGCACGATCTTCACGCAAACAGGCATCAAGCACGCTATCAGCTATCAAATCACAAAGCTTGTCGGGATGACCTTCACATACACTTTCTGCAGTTAAGAATTTTGTTTCCATATCATTTTCCTTTCCGAGCAGACAGAAGCCGCTCCATTAAATCGTCTTGAGGGGTATAGTTTGAGACATCTGTTAAGCTGTTTTCACGCACAATCGAAAAGATTTGAGCCCATAAGCTGTAAGTCTGCTTTGAAAAAGACTGCGCCATGCTGACATATGGAGAAGCAATGGGGGATCCTGTTGTTGGGTGCTTTGCCAATAGACCATATTCAGAGATGGCCTGCTCGCATTGTATCCATCTGGCAGCGCTCATAGCGTATTGTTCAATCTGTTGTCTGGGTACCAAATGGCTACATTTGTGCTTTCCTAGCCATCCCCAAGTATCTGTATAGATTTCATTAGCGATTAGTGGATGCCCATTCTTTTGTGTAGCTGATAACCAGTCTGCAGGTTTTGGCATTTCCGATCCGACTTCAGATGCCCCTTCAGGTAAAGGCACTATTTGAAGCTTCTTGGAATTGCCATCGAGTATCTTATCAGCTAGCGCCTTACGTGGCCTACCCCCAGCGCCTGGTTGTGGTCCTCTTTTTCCCATTCACTCACCTCCAAATAAAGAGTGGGGGTTAATACCCCCAAAACTTATGGAAAAATTCACACGTGACCCCACGCCCGTTCCCCATGCAAAAAGCTGTAGAGATTTGATACCCCCTACCGGTCATGCCAGCGGTCCCCGTCGCGCGCTGTAATGGTAGAATGACAGGGGGTACAGAGAGCCATGAGGTTGGATTCGTCATGGGTGCCTCCACGCGAGAGGGGAAGGATGTGGTGCACTTCTGTTGCCTTAGTCATTCGTCTTTGTCGGACACATTCCTCACAGAGAGGGTGGGATTCGATGAACCGGTCACGTATACGCTTCCAGGCACGGCCATATCGTTTTTTAGAGTGTGGATCCCGTTCGTATTTCTCATAACGTGCCGCTTCCTGCTTGGCATGCTTCTCACAGAACCTCAATTCTGTCAGCTCAGGACAGCCTGGATGTGAGCAGGGTCGCTTTGGTTTCCTCGGCATGGAACACCTCCTTTTGGGCATAGAAAAAGCCCTCGCGGTTTCCCAACGAAGGCTCTCAAGATTATTTTCTGCTATCTTAATGTTCTCATAACATCGAGGTATCATTCAATGTCTTTAGGTGTCTTGTTTCATTAGGTCGGAGAAAAACTCCAGCGCTGCATTATGTATCTTGTAGAGGTGGCGGATGCTGTAGTCCATGCTCACAGCAATTTGCTCCCAGGGTTTATAACATAGATAGCGTAATTCCATGATGGTCTGGTACTCGTGATTGGAAATGGATTTGATGAGTTCGACAATCTCTCGCTTAAGGTCTAGTAAGTTGTTAAGGTCAGTGTTAATGTCGGACTCAAGGTCCAATATTTTGCATATGATATCCTCCATGCTGTGAAAGTTCCTTGTTCCACTGGGCGGTATATCGCTAAGGGTGGACGTTGCTTTGGTCGCCAATTCATGTAGTGATGAAACCTGCTCGATCTTGCTATTGATCCGCTGGTCGATTCTGTAGGCTTGGGACAGATAATCCTTCGCCATCTGTTGTTTCTTGCTCATAGGCTACCTCCGATTCACATATTTAAGTCACTCGGATTGGCAGCTTTTGACTCCTTTGGTTGTCCTTGATTTACAAATTCGCTTTCACTGCATCGATCAGTGCAGATTGGGTATGGTCCTTTTCCTTCAGGGCTTTCATGACCCGCTCGTCGATGGTGTCCTTGGCTATAAGATGGTGAATGACCACAGTGTCGGATTCCTGGCCTTGCCGCCATAGCCTGGCGTTGGTCTGTTGATATAATTCCAGTGACCACGTCAGCCCGAACCACACCAGGATGGATCCGCCGCTTTGAAGGTTCAGCCCATGTCCCGCTGAAGCGGGGTGGATGATTGCGATGGGTATTTCGCCCTTGTTCCAGGCTTTGATGGATTCTGCCGTATCTAGCTTTGTAGCTTGAAACCGCTTTTGGATCCGCTCCAGGTCATGCTTGTACCAGTAGGCAATCAGAACGGACTTCCCGTTTGCCGCTTCGATGAGATCCTCTAGGGCGTCAAGCTTTCGGTCATGGAGCTGGACGACTGATCCTTCATCGGAATACACAGCTCCGTTTGCCATCTGAAGCAGTTTGTTGGATAAGGTGGCGGCACTTCCCGCATCGATCTCCTGCCCGTCAAGAGAGAGGACCAAATCCCGCTTCATGGTCTCGTAGGAATTCCGTTCTTTTTCCGAAAGTCGTACGGGGATCTCGTGGATTACGCATTCCGGCATTTTGAGGTAGTCGGTGCTTTTCATACTGATAGTGATGTCCGAAATAAGCCGATAAATTTCCTCCTCAGCTCCTGGCAGGGGCTTGTAACTGTATACGATCTGCTGGTTACGCTTGTCCGGTGTGAAGAAGTTGTTCCTGTAATGAGAGATGAACCTTCCGAGCCGCTGACCCAGGTCAAGGATCCCGATTTCAGCCCACAGATCCATCAGTCCGTTGCCCGATGGGGTTCCAGTCAGTCCGATAATCCGCTTCACCTTGGGCCGCACCTTTCGTAGGGCTTTAAACCTTTTGGAGCCATATGCCTTGAAAGATGACAGCTCATCGATAACGACCGTGTCGTAGTCAAAAGGGAGTCTACTCTTATTCACAAGCCAGTCCACATTTTCCCGGTTAATGATATAGATGTCAGCTGGTTTCTTTAAAGCCGCAAGTCGATCTGCTTCTGTTCCAACTGCTACGCTGTAAGTCAGATTGCTTAAATGCGTCCATTTACTAAATTCATTTGGCCAACTCAAATAAGCGACCCTCAGCGGTGCAATTACAAGAACTCGATGCGCAACGAAGCTATCAAACAGCAAGTCATTCAGCGCAGTCAACGTAATAATGGTTTTTCCCAAACCACAATCTAGAAAAATCGCAGATGTTGGGTGTTTTTCTATGAAATCTACACTAAACTGCTGATAGTAGTGCATACAGTCTTTACTTAGTGAATCTGCCACGCTTGTCCCTCCTTTTACACATCGCATGTATCTTCATGTGCTCACTCCTGCTTGTCACAACCAAATTGCTCGAATCATTGTTGTAGTGGTTTCCATCAATGTGGTGAACCTCATCACTGGCAGTCAACGCTCGTCCAAGTTTGTGTTCTAAAATTTGCCTATACAACACTTTTCCAGATACACGCTGATTTTTCGCACCGGCTTTTTCAAAGTTAATGTAATCCATATAACAATCCCGATCGCAGAAATTATGCTGATTACGACCGATGTCGGACAGCTTTTTAATGAATTGCTTCCCGCACCAATTACAAGTAACATTGGCTTTTTTGACTTTTGCAGCGTAGGAACATTCAACGCTGCAGTAGCGGTGCTTGTTACGATTTCCATGCCGATCTCGTTTAGTGATTTCTTTTCCGCACCAATCACAGGTGACATGTAATTTCATGAATGATCCCTCCAATCTGTCCGGGGTCGTCAATGCAGAACACCGGAAAGCCTAACGCTTCCAGTTGCCTTTTCCGCTTTTCCTGTAATGGGCGGGGGCGCTTCCCAGGGGCTTTCAGTTCAATGAATGCGAGCTTCCCATGTGGAAATAGGACCAGTCGGTCGGGCATACCATCGAATCCAGGGATATTCAGCTTCAAGGCGAAACCTCCCATGGACTTCACTTCTTTTATGAGTTTTACTTCGATTATTTTTTCTCTCATGCCATTCCTTTCCGCCTTTTCATGAGTTCCAAAGTTCCAGGTTCCAAGAAGTTCCACGGATTCCTTATAGCCTATACGCGCGTATATGCAGGTGTACGTGATGACTCTCTCCCTATATCCATATTTCTTTATATATTTAGGAATTATGGAACTCATGGAAAAAGTATTGATATTAAAGGGTTCTAAGCGGTTCTAAGATGTTGTTTCCTGACGTCTCGTGGCTACCAATGGGAAGGTCTCCATGATGACATCTTCCTTGGACTGACCATCGCTTACTCGCAGCCACACATACTGGGCGCCGTAGCCCTTGATTTTCTTCTTCTGCCCGGAGTACACCCAGCCACCGATTTTTTGCATGATGAGCTTTATCTTATAGCTGTCCGCCTGGCGCTCGAATTTGCCCCGATCGTTCCCGAAGCACTCGCACCAGATCTCCATGTTGCTGACATGCTCGCGAAGCATGATGCCTGGTGCCTGGAGCGGGTCGTCGGATGAGAAGTAGTTTTTCCTGCTGTAAAGGTCCATGTCGTACCAGTTATCCGGCAGGAGCATATCCAGAAAATCCTTCACGATGCCTTCCCGCTCATCGGTCTCCAGGGCGGCAGTCTGTTCGGCCTTCGCCTGCTCGGCTGCTTCACCGTCCAGGTAGAGTTTCTCGCCCTGGGTCCAGTAGTACTTAGCTTCAGCCCAGATCTGGGGCACATTAGATTCAGGGAGATCCCAACCCTTCTTGGTGGAGCCATGGACGCGTACGACCCAGAACCTTCGGTTGCCCGTGGTGTCACGAAGGAAGCCCGAACTTTCGGCATTGGTCGAACCTACCAGTATGCACTGGCGGGGATGGCTTTCCACGGACCTGCCGTAGGAAGGTCGGTATTGGTCGTCCTGCCTTGACAGGAACCCCTTGATGTTATTGACGTCCATCTTGGACAGCCCGGCGAGTTCTGGGATCTCGACGATCCACACGCCCTGGATCTTCTCGGCGGCATCCTTGCCCTTGCCCATATCCGTAAAATTCAGGCTGTCGGAAAACCACTCCCCGGCAAGCCTTGCAAAGAACGTGGACTTGCCAAGATCGGTCTGGCCGTTAAGCACCAGCATGGAGTCATACTTGACGCCCGGATGATAGATACGGGCGACTGCCGCCACCAGGGTCTTTCTGGTGACGGTCCTGGTGTATTTGGTGTCGTCGGCTCCGAAATATTCGATGAGCAGCGTGTCGACCCGGCAAACACCATCCCACGGGGGAAGGATGTCCAGGTATTCCTTGATTGGATGAAAGGCCCGATCGTCAGCGACCTTCGTTATTGCAAGCTCATAGTTTCTGGATGAGAAGGTCCCGTATGTCCTGTCCACATAAGCCACAAGCTGGGCTGTATCGGCATCGCGCCAGGACTGGTGCGGTCTTGGCCATGGAAGGCCGGGGTCACCGTAGATCTGGTTGGCCAGACGGTTGTATCTGATCCCTTTCAGCTTGGAGTCGTTTTTGAGGATCAGTAGCAGGTTGCCCAGATTGTTCTTGAGGACCGTGGATCGCGGTTCATATTCCAGGTTCTTCTCCCAGTCAGAACTCGCTTCTGTGAAATCTGAGGATGCCTGGGCTTTCCGTTCTTCAGCCAGCAGGAGCTTCACACGTTCGTCGGATACCGCAAGCTCCGTCATGGATTTATAGGACGGGAGCTTGGTGACGGGTGTTTCCTCCGGAAAATTTTTATCCAGGTCGTGATACTTATGGAACCTGACCAGGTCGAAGGCATTCATCAGTTTCCCACAGGCAGGGTCTGTGGCATGGTGACTGTATGCAAATTTGCCGTCGTAGATCACCACGCCGGCGCTGCTGTCTGCAGGGATGTAGTCGTACCTTCCGTTCATGGCGGAGGGTTCGTATATGCCAGAGAGGAATGCATCGATGGCTTCCTCAACGCTGTATGCCCTGTTGAAGGCTCCGATGATACCAGGTTTCGCGAGAGGGTCTCCAGCCTGGGTGGCCGCTGTGTGGATCACTTCCGACTGCCGGCTGGAGCGCGGCCATGTGGACTCATCCTGCCAGTTGTCATATTTGGACAGGTAGTCGTCTGGGTTTAGGATCTTGCCGTCGAGCCTTTTGAAGAAAAATTCACCGTTGGATGATGTGGACGGCCAGTACATCAGCCTATGCGGCTCATAGGTCGTGTCGTCGAAGAGGTCGATGCCGATCTCCTTCGCCACCATCCTGGCCACTGCCGGGTATTCCGCTTCGGAGATTTCCCGGGCCAATGGTATTGCCAGACGGATGCGGGGATGCTCCGGGGTATGCTTGTGCGTGGAGTATGCGCAGTACGTAAAATCATGGAGCATGTTCAGCTCGTCCCAGATGCCCGGAGTACCATAGTCCATGTCGAGCAGGACCATAGACCGGCAAAGGACGAATCCCTTTTTGCGCCTGCCTTCCCGGAGATGCCCGGCGACATAGCCCCCCACGTCCTTGATTGTGTCCTGTTGACCCTTTTTGAGCTTGCGGTATTCCTGGACGGTTTCGGTAGTCCGGATGGTGGTGCTGACCTTGGTGCAGAAGTCTTCCCAGGAGATTTCATTGTTCTTCCATTTCTTATCTAGCCGGCTGTTGCCGTAGGAAATCTTCATCGCGAATCCTCCTTCGCCTGATCCTCCAATACGGAGACGGCAAATTTCAAGGTTTCAATGAAGGTTTCCAGCTCGGAGTCCCCGCCAAGTGTGACTTCGAATCCGTCGCAGCCGCCCCAGCGGTTAGGGATAACCTTAACATCGATGTCAGTGCCTCTCAGGTCGGCGATACGTACATAGGTCCTTGATCCATGACCTGTGTCTCCACCCTGATAACCATTGGTGCCTGCTTCGACTTCCAGCATGTTTGCGCTTATGACCTCGCGCTGCCAGGTTTCTATTTTCTTGCCATTGACCATTCTCTGTTTACTTTTGATCTCGTACATTTTGGACCTCCTCGCAATTCGTGTTGGAGTAACGGATGTTGTAGTTCCTGCGCTTGGCCCTGTCAATCTCGGCTTCCATACCGCAGGAGATATAGGTCCCGAACACCCAGACTTCTGCGCATTTTGACATCAATACATTGCCGAAGAACAGGCCTAGCTCCCGCTCGGCAGGCAGGATGTCATCGAAGAATTGGGTGAACAGCAAGTGCGGTGCGATAGGGATATAGCCCCTATCTGCCGCAAATCTGCTGTAGCGTCTGGCCGCCAGGGTATTTGACTCGATGTCCCCGGAATAAGGGGAACAGATATATACCATCGGGCGGAAGGTGTTCCTGGCTTTTTCTGATTGCTCGACCGCCGTCAATGCCTCGTATGCGGTGGGGTCGTAGTAGCCTTCGGAGTTGAATTTGCTTATGCTCATCGTCCCGACCCCGCTATGCGATTTTCTTCTGGAGCTTCATCTTGTACCATTCAAGGTGACGCTTGCGCTGCTCATAGTCAGGTACAGCCAGGAGAAGCCCTATGTCCACCTTTTGGAGGATCTCGATCATCTGGATCTGGTCATCTGAAAGGTAAGGGCGGATGCTGGTGCCTTTTTCAAGATCACGGGCTTGCCTGAACTGTTTTGCCGACATCCCGGTGACAATCCGGTTAATCATGTCGCACTCGTTGCTGAAATGGTAAGGCTTCGGGTTGTCGTGAAGGAGCTTGATGTTTTCTGTTAGTAGGGGGAAGTCCTTACGGGCTGTGGCCAGCGTCTTGATGAACTGCTCCATTTCGTTGAAACGTCTGATGTAGAGTTCCTTGAACCTCATCGCCTTTTGACCGGTGTATCCCATGACCAGCATGGTGAAGCCATCCCGCGTCATCATGTAGCAAGGAAGCTTTCTGCCGGTCTTATCCTTGTAATAGGTCAGCTCAAAATTGGATTCAGTGAACTCATCACTCAATCCAGATCTGGAGTCAGTGATTCTGGCGATATCCCGCAGAACGTGGAAGTGTTCTTTCTCAAAGAACTCGGCAATATATAGGCTGTCGACCCTGGCGGTGTCGTTGGTGTCTGCGAAAACTCCGTAGTTATCTTTTGGTATCAGTTCTTTCATCTCATCAATTCCTCCAATCTTTCCATGCTGCAGTCCGTGCAATATACTGATGTGCCGTAAAGGTCGCCCTCGCCGTCGCTGAGCAGTTCGCCCAGGTCGATCTGGACCTCGCTCCCGCAACCGGGGCAGGTGCAGTAGACATTATCGTCATGGATTTCCACCATGACCTCAGCCGCTTCGCTGAGTTTTTCTTTAACGTAGAACATTTCTATGACCTCCCATCTTGAAGGCATCATTGCCTCCTATAATCCAAAGGACAGAAGATGGTTCCATGAGTACCATCGATCAATCTTTTTTATAAAAATCTGTTTCGTAGCCGTCGGCCCGGAGCTGAAGCCCTTTAGCCCAGGGAGGTGTCAGCCCCATCTTGCTGCAGATAACTTCCGTTGAAGTGTCCATTTCAGCTTCAATGACCACTTCATCATGGACATGCATGACGATGCTGCAGTCCCTGAGGTTTTTCATGGCAAAGCACAGGATGTCACGACTTGTGGCTTGCACGATGTTCTCGACAAACTTGGGTCCGTAGCTTTGGATCCGCTCCCATTTCTTCGTGCTGCCTATGCCTTCATAGGTCACACATTCGGATCCGAACTGGTTCTCGCCGATCCGGGGTTTGACATAGGTCAGCCGTCTCCCGGAGGGAAGCGTGATAAAGAGCATCCCGCTTTGGTATGTGAATCTGATTCCGTGGGTTTCGGTGATTGTTCGATCCTTGACCGCTTTTAAAGCCGCACGGTCCACGTCCCACCAGAGCCTTACGATGTTTTGGTTTGATGACCGCCATGCGGTGACCAGGGGCTGCAATTCTTCCTCGCCAAGTCCCATCTCTAAGGCTCCCATGGCTTTCAGTGCGCCGACCGATCCGCCGTAGCCGAGGGCAAGTTCAGCAATCTTACCTTTTTGTCTGACATGGGAGTTAACGCCATGCTTCTCAACGGGAACCCGGAACATCTGGGACGCCGAGGCACAGTAGATGTCGCCGCCTGTTGCAAAGACCTCCTGACGCCAGGATTCTCCGGCAAGCCATGCGATCACACGTGCTTCGATGGCAGCGAAGTCCGCCACGACTAACTTGCATCCGGGCTTTGGGATAAAGGCAGTACGGATGAGTTCCGACAAGACTTCCGCGACGGCATCGTACAGCATTTCCAGGGCTTCGAGATTACCTTCTCTCACTAAACCGCGAGCTTCTTCCAGATCAGGCATGTGGTTCTGCGGCAGGTTTTGCATCTGAATGAGCCTGCCCGCCCAGCGGCCGGTTCGGTTCGCTCCATAAAACTGGAACATCCCACGAGCACGACCGTCACTGCAGACTGCGCTTTCCATGGCCTGATATTTCTTGATGGAGGATTTCGCAAGCTGCTGACGGAGCGCCAATACCTCTCCAAGAGGTGCCGGAGCCGTCTTTAGGAGTTCAGCGACCACTTTCTTTCCAAGGGTGTCTGTTTCCAAGCCATTGTCGAAAAGCCACTGCTTCATCTGAGACGCTGAATTGGGGTTATCCAGATCAGTCAGTTCCTGAATCAGGCTGACAAGCTTGGATCTGGACTCCCGGTCGGCGAGAATGGCGTTTTTTACGAAAGGCACATCTAAAGCGACTCCCCTGTCATTGATCTCCTGATCCAGGTGGTATTCCTCCCAGACAGAGTCAGGCACAGGGAATTTCCCGAGCTTTTCCTGGATGGCGAGTTCAATCTCGACATCTCTTAGGTTGTATTCCTTAAAGGTCGACCACTTTTCTGGAGTGTGAGCTGGGAGGTTACGTGCTCTCATGCCATTTGCAGCGTTCGGATTGCAGGGTTGGCAGAAATACCGGATGAGGTCTTTGCCTTCTTTCAGCTTTTGCTTTTCAAGACCCAGGACCAAGCCGACTCCCTCCAGGGAAAGCGGAAGTCCCATGACCGCTGACCAGACCATGGAACAGCGCCATTGTTTCGGATCAAGATAATTCCCTGTAGGCAAGCCTAGGTGTCTGGAAAGGCAGATGCGTTCAAAATTGGCATTGAAGGCCCACTTCAATATGGTTTCATCCTCAATGGCTTTAAGGATAATCGTCGGAATCACTTCACCTTCAGTCAGGTCGACGACACTGACAGCTCCTCCATCGACGGAATAACCAAAGAGTAGGATTTCGAATTCCGGAGACTCGACATATTTATAAATTCCTGATTTTCCAAGATCAACTGACGAATATGTCTCCAAGTCAATAGTCAGAGACTTCCTTATTGCTGACATACAAAAGCCTCCTCTCTGCAGATTTTCTTGCTTTTTTTGCAGCTTCAAGTGATTTGAACCACCCAATGTAATGCACTATTCCGTCATAACCAATAGTTGCTTGGTAACCGCCATCTTTAGCGGACACCCCGGTGAAACCACTTGTGTTATCGGCTCTTTTAGCTCTCCTAAAATCAGTCCTACCATTTGCATAGGCGTGATTCATGTTTTCTTGTGGGGTTACCCACTCGAGGTTCTCAAGTCGATTATCTGTTTTGTCCAAATTCTTATGATTGATTTGTTTTCTGAGATCACTCGATTTTCCTATGAATGTTTCAGCCACTAATCGATGGACTAGAAACTGTCTTTTTTTATGGTCATGACTAGAAAGAGAGATTTTCCGATAACCATTGCCGCTACGAGTACATTTTCGAAATTTCCCGGAACGCAGACTCAAGATTTCACCTCTGGAGCTAATTAAATACAAGCCCTCATATCCGGGTATTTCTTTCCAGATATTGATTCCCATAAGTTCTCCTTCATCCAATTTTTGAGGGTGACAGATTGCTCTGCCACCCCCTTTGATAAGAGCAGTTATGACAGGAAGTCCTCATCGGATTCACTAAAGAAGTCGTCTTCAGCCCTCGATTTCCCGCCCAGGGGTTCTCCGTCGCGAACCTTCTGCAAGTTGTTGAGTCCACAGGCTATACCTTTGTTGCCGTTGCTATTAAAGGCATAGAAATTGATGCTAGCTCGGCCATACACTCCGCTGTAT